TTCCAAACATAACAAAAAACAACTTGAAGTATTAGTTGGTGAAGTTGCTTCATTTATCAAAGATGGGGATATGGCTATTCAGTTAATTCCTATGATAAAAGAATATTTGGATATAAATGTAAAGAATGATGAACAACTTGTCAAATTGGCAACTGTTGTACAACGATTGATTGCTGCCGAAAACAAAGGTGGTGCAGAAGCAGAATTCGGTTTATCAGATAAAGAGAAAGAACAATTACTAACAAGCATAGATGAAGTGGTTGTAGACATACAAAAAAAATCAGATAAGATATCAGACGATATACAATCAGTTAAGGAAAATTAATGTCATATTGGGGTAAAAGTAGTAATCCAGCAAGTAAGTCTACAGGAAAAAGACCAGTGCCACAATCACAAGAAAAATCAGGAGGACTTCCAACTAAACCTACTGTTATACAAATAGTTAAAAGTTTGTTGCCCAATCCAAAAGAAAATGAATTTTATGAATTAGAGATGGCAGAAGTTCTTGCTGTTATTTTAGATGAAGATGAGATTCCTGAAAAGGAAGATGGTAGTGATAAAGATTGGAAAAAATTTGGCAATATAGTTGCCAGAAAAGTTAACAGTGAGCGTGATGAGAAACCTGAAACTTTAACTCCTATTAGACCATTAGATCCATTTAAATATTCCTATCCACTTAGGGGGGAATATGTTATAGTGGTAAGTTATAATGGGGAACAATTTTATATAAATAATGTTAATTTTTTTGGTGATCCAAATAATAGCGTTAGTCCAGGTGGAAGTGGTGCAAGAGATGAAGATACTGTTGAAGAAGATTTTATTTATGAACATTTTGAAATAGACCATGATATTAGAAGATTATGGCCATATCAAGGTGATAATATCATTCAGGGAAGATGGGGAAATTCTATAAGATTAGGAAGTAATATTACACCCGATGCACATGAAGATGGAGATGATAAACCAGATTCACCAAATATTCTTATTAGGGCAGGTCAGTTAGTAGATGCAGATACTTTTGGTAAAAGTGGAATTGTACAAGATTTAAAAGAATCTCCCAAGAAACCAGTTGAAGAAGATATAAATGCGGATGGTTCTTCTATCTGGATGACTACAGACCAATCTGTTAAACTTGATATTAAAGGTTCAAATGCAGTTAATCATGTATTTATGACTTCTAAACAATCAGATGACCAACCAAAGAATGGTGGAAAACAGATTGTACTTAATTCTGATAGAATTACTTTTAATACTAAACAAGGTAAGATACTTGGATTTAGTCATGATGGTATTGGATTTTCTACACAACAATCTTTTACGGTTGATGCTGATGAAACTATGGAATTAAATGTTGGTGGTGGATCTGGTGGTCCTGGAAGTACACTTTCGATGACAGATACTACTTTACTTATGACAAGTCCAACTAACGCTGGATTGAGTATTGGAACTGATCGTTCAATATTATCAAGTCCTTGTCCATCCATTTTAACTTTAGCTGATTACGCAAACATAACTTCGTGTAAAGGTGCAATATTACATCTTGATGATTGTGCAGGATTAAAAGATAATCAAGGTTCGTTTATTAGAATAGGTGGAAAGGCACAAGGGATAACTGGATATGTAAAAGATAGAGATGATATGGGACAACAACATCTTGTTTATGGAGAAGCATTAACTGATATATTAGATGAACTTATTACATCTATTTTAAATATAACAGCAATTCCAACTGGAGCGGGACCAAGTGGACCTATAAGTGCAACACCATCACTTGCAGATTTTGAAAGTATTCGTGCGAAACTTTGTGATTTATTAATGAAACCAGAATAATAATGGCACTTAACAAGAATACACTAAAACAAAATTTAATAGATAATTTTACGAATGTAAGAGATAACGTAAAAAGTCAAAAAGATTCTGCAAAAGGATTTGCAACTGCTATTGTAGATTATGCAAAAGAAGCAGAAGTTATTGTTACTACACCACCATTTACACCAGCGACCACCCCGTATCCCGCAAGTCATGTAATTGGAAGAAAAGTAAAAGTTAGTGGGGCCACTTTATCACCCGGCAAAGCGGCAATGGAGTCTCAAATTATGGCAAGTTTTAAATTAATGGATCCAACTATGAATTTAATTTCTTTAAGTATTGTAACATTTGCAGCACTTATGTTAAATTTTAGGACAGGATCTATAAATGCAGTGGGAACTACATTAATGGCAGCCCCACCTATATTTTTACCATCAACCAAAAAGGGAATGGATGGTGGAAGTATAGTAGATGTGTGTAATGAAATGGCTAAAGCAATAGATACATCGTTTAAGGCATCTATGTTTACTGGAATTGTTACTGCAGGAAGTGCAGTAATACCGGCGCCACTGGTAGGAACTTTAGTTTAGGATATTATTATGGCAATAGCAGAAGTAAAAAGTGTAATAAATTCATGTTTTATAAATGGAAGTTCCGCCTATGTGGGTCAGACGATTGATTATGGTGATTTAATAGAAACGTATAATATCAGTATTGGATTATTGGAGTCCAAACTGAGTTCAGATACTAATAATGATGGTATATTAACCATTCAATTTATTGAAAAAGAAGAAAAAATGAGGATAAAACCACATTGTAGAGTTATTTTTCAGGCTGGTGATCGTGGATTATGGGCAGGACCTAATACAGTAGGATTAAGTGTAGAGAGTAGAGTTTTTGGCAGACCTACAAATCCACCACAATTAGGAAACATTACATTGCCTTTGGGAAAAGTATATATAAATGGAAAAGGAACATTTGGAGTTAGATCAGCAAAACCAAATGAAAAAATATTTTCAGGAGATATAATTACAACTCAGGGAAAGTCAAGAGCGGAGATTAAAACAAAAAAGGGTGAAAAATTTAGAATTCATGAAAATGTAGAATTTTTAGCATCTCCAGAAACATTTGATAAAGCTAAAAAAGTGGGGGGTAACGTAAGTAAGAAAGATCTGGGGTGGTTAGCGACAGCCAAAGTTGCATTTGGAACACAAAAAAGAAATAATGTTCGTGGGCCCACATCCATATCTGCAATTAGAGGATAAAGATAAAATTAAAATATTTATTAAATAAATGAATAGGAGTTATTAAAATGAAGAAACAAGAGTTAGTAAAAATAATTGAAGCCGTAGTTCGTAAAGAAGTGAAAAAACAAATGAATGAGATATTTATTAAAGAAGAAAACTCATCTTCACTTACCGAATTAGTTTCAAAACCATTAACCGAAAAAGAGTTCAAAGAACCTATTAGAAAACAGTATAAAACTAAACCTAAAAAGGAAGTAAATTATACATCAAACAAAGCTCTTAACAAGGTTTTGAATGAAACCGTTGGTGGAGTTCCACAAGGTGAAAGTGGAGGTCCACAAGTTGGGGGATATGAAGATTATCCAACTTTAGGTGATGGAACATTTGATTCGAGTAAGATAAATGATGTTTTAGCAGGTTCACCACCAGGAGTAGCAACTACTGAAACCGTAAAACAGAAGAAACGAGATATAGGAGCAGTTCAGACTATTAAGAATGCAAGAGTAAATGTTGACCAAGTTCCAGACCATGTACAAGATGCATTAACAAGAGATTATTCAGCAGTTATGAAGGCAATAGACGAGAAAAAAGGTGGGACGAATTTTCGTCCATAACGGAGTAAAAAATGGGTAGAGCACGAAGTGCATTAGAATTAGATTTAGATCCAGATGTAACTATTGGTTTAGGATTACCTATGCAACATGATGATGTAAATGGGTTTTTTCCTGGAACATCTACTACTCTTTCACAGACGGGAAGTAATATTAGAAATTTACTTTTAACAAATAAAGGTGAAAGAGTAGGACAGCCTACCTTTGGTGCAGATATATTTTTAACTTTGTTTGAACCAATGGGTGATGAACTTATTACCAGTGTTGAAGAAAAAATATCAGAGGCAATGGCGGATTGGTTGCCTCATGTATTAGTTAATAAACTTGTGGTTGAACCAGATGAAGTAGAAGTTAATCAGATGAATATTGAACTTGAATTTAGTCTTGTAATGAACCCAACAGTTTATGAGGCTATAACTTTAAGTTTTGCTACTGGTGAATAATTTAGTGGAGAAATAAAATGGCAACAAGAGTCCAAAAGGATGTTAGATATTTAAATAAAGATTTTGGTGCTTTTAGAGAAGGACTAATAGAGTTTGCAAAAACATATTTTCCAAACACATATAATGATTTTAATGAGACGTCACCTGGAATGATGTTTATAGAAATGGCATCATATGTAGGTGATGTTCTTTCATACTATGTAGATAGTCAATTTAAAGAAATGTTATTAGCTTATGCGGAAGATAGAAAAACTATTTATGAAATGGCTCAGGTATATGGATATAAACCGAAAATAACTCAACCTGCATTTACAAATGTAGACGTTTTTCAAACAGTTCCTGCAACTGGAACAGGAACAGCAGTAAAACCAAATATGAAGTATGCTTTAACTATTAATGAGGGTACACAAATCACTTCAAATAATGGTACAATATTTAGAACATTAGAAGATTGTAATTTTAAATTTTCGGGTTCATTTGATCCTTTAATTATTGATGTGTATGAGGTAAATCAAACAACTAAAGTTCCAACATTTTATTTATTAAAAAAGACTGTAAGAGTACAAAGTGGAGCTATTAAATCAGAAACTTTTGTATTTGGTGCAGCAGAATCATATCCACGAATAAAATTAGGAGCTATTGATGTTATAGAAATAATTTCAGTAACAGACAGTGATAGTAATATATGGTACGAAGTTCCATTTTTAGCACAAGATACTACTTTTGTAGAAGTAGAAAATACAGCAGCAAATGATCCAAGTTTAGTTCAGTATAATGATACTGCACCATATCTTTTAAAATTAAAAAAGACACCAAGACGATTTGTTACTTACATTGTACAGGATGGTAAAACAGAATTAAGATTTGGTTCTGGTATATCAGATAGTCCAGATGAAGAAATTGTTCCAAATCCAAATTCAGTTGGTTCTTCATTACCAGGAAGTCCAAGTTATCTTGATACATATTTTGATCCAGCAAACTTTTTGAAAACAAAAGCATATGGACAGGCACCAGCAAATACAACTCTTACTGTTAAATATTCATATGGTGGTGGTATAAGTGATAATGTTGCAGCAGGTTCAATATCAAATATAACTGATATTGGATTTACACAGGTTACTACTGGTCTTAATGCAGCCTTAGTTACTTCGACTCAAAATTCAGTGGCGATAACTAATCCATATCCAGCAACAGGAGGAAAATCAGCAGAATCTACAACTGAAATTAAAAATAATGCATTAGCATTTTTTCAGGCACAAGGTAGAACGGTAACAAAAGAGGATTATATTACAAGAACTTATGCGATGGGCAATAAATATGGAGCAGTAGCAAAGGCTTATATCGTTCAAGATGAACAATTAAATATTCCAAGTATGCAAAAAGAAACTGCAGATGGTTCAAATATTTTTGTTGATGAAAGAAATTTAGATCAACTTAAAACTAAAAATGTACAATCATCTATTAAAAGACTTCCAAATCCAATGGCTATGAATCTATATACACTTGGATACACTGAAAATAAAAAACTTACTCAACTTAATGTGGCAGTTAAAGAAAATCTTAAAACATATCTTAGTCAGTATAGATTAGTAACAGATGCGGTTAATATTAAAAATGCATGGATTATTAATATAGGAGTTAAATTTGGTTATATAGCCCGTAGGGGATTTAATAAACCT